AAAAAATCATACCGCAATTTGCTGATAAAGTCCAACATCCACTGTTCGTTTACCGAACTCCGCCTCCAAAAAAATATAGGGTAAGGAGTGGCTAATTCCTTACCCGAAAAAAGGAGGTCTGTTATGGCTGTTCTCTTGCCTTCATAGGGTATGTATTTTTCTATATTAGGAGATGAACGCGTTTTTTGCTTCAAAGTAAAAAATCTAACTTTTTCTTTACTGGTACAATTTTTCTCAATCAAAAGTTAAATTGACATAAAGCAGATGTTGTGATACTATATGTTTGTCAAGAGAAACAAAGGAGGATAACACACAATGACTATGAAGGAAGTTAAGGCAGTTACCGCAGAGACCATTGAAAACTACGTTACCAGCTTGGAGCAGGCAGAGTATTGGTATATGCTCGTCACTGAACCCGCAACCATCAGCAAGAAAGATGGTTCTGGAACCTTTCTTCGCAAGAGAACCTTTGAGAGTGCCAGAAAAGCATACTTTGAGAAGTTCTATAATGTCAAGGAAGAAAAAGAACCTCGCGAACTTGAATGTCATGCGGGTGCTATGTTGAATAAGTTCAAGGAGAAGAAAGGATAAAATTCTATGTCTAACTACTATATCTACTACAAAGGTCGCTATGTCAAAGTCATTGAAACGCAGATTGAGTGGAAACCTCCAAAGATTGAGTGGGAGCGGAAAGCCCCCACTCATTTTTTCTTCTTTGACTGAATAGGTGTTTTGTTGATCGCCTTGTAGTAGTAGTTGATAGGAGATACTCGTTCAATTATCTCGCCATTTGGATTGCCGTAATGGTCGGCATAGTGCTTTACCATCTCCAAAGTAGAGTGCCCCAACTGCTTCTGTAAATCAAACATAGAACCGCCGTTCTTGATAAAGAAAGCAGAATACTGATGTCGCAGAAGATGAATAGACGCACTCGCGGGACAATCGTCCTTCAACCGCTTCTTCATATATCGCGTGATAATGTGCCCCAGATTGTCTGGCGTTAGCTGATTGCCATACTTATCTGTAAAGAGATAGTCTGTTTCTGTTGCGTCATACCTCCACATAGAAATGAAATCCCGCAGTTCCTTCACTACCTTATCTGGCGTATAGACAATTTGTGGTTTTCCGCTCTTTGTTTCCTGTATCCGCACATAGCCGTCGTTCAGCATATCCAAATCCTTCATCTGAATATTGACGATGCTTCTGCGTCGGTTGCCAGTGTTGAGTGCGTAGAGAACAATCATCCAGTCGCGGTATTCTGTGTAATTGCGGGCTAAATCCTTTGGTTTCTGTAAGAGGGTGATAATCTGCTCGTCGCTGAATAGCGGTTTTGTCGGCGGATTGACGGGCTTGATTTTCAAGTCCTTTTTCTTGACCGCCCCCAACACCTCACTACAATAGCGGTAGAACGCAGAGAACTTCACCATTTCTTCCCAAACGCTGGTTTTCTTATATCGTTTCTCTAACCACATTCTATATATGCCCTCAAACTCGTCTTTCTCTAATACAAGTAAGGGCACATATGCCAGAAAGCCGTCTATCTCTTCCTGCGTCGCTTTGCTCCCGCAATCTTTGCCCGCCAGACTTGATAGAAACTTATATAGAGTTGAGAACATACTTTCTACCCCTTTAATCGTGGCGGGAGAAAGTCCTTGTCCGTGTTTGTAGGCGATGTAGCGTCGTTTTACCTCCAAAAGCGGGGTTCGCCCGTCAATATTCATTGACATAGCAATGGTTTTGGTAGGCACGGCTTTTGACTGCTTTTCCAGTTCTTTCAATAAATCATCGCCAATTTCTGTCATTATCTCGGCGTGGTCTGGCGAGATAATGGGCTGTGCGACCTGTATGTTAGCAACCAAAACAGGTTTGTTATTCTTACCCATTTACGCATCACCTCTATACAGAATATTCTATCACGGCTTGTCCCATTCGTCAATACTGTCTTTTTAATACCGTTATACACCTATATACATTTTCAGCATAATTTCTCATTTATATGCGATTATAGAGGGAAATATCGTATATATCGCGTATATGATATGTATATTTGATGTTGCGATTTACGTTTTACTCCTACAAAAATCAATCCCTTATTCATGGCTATACGTGAAAAAGTGCCTATTAACAAGGTGTTATGCGTGCTTATCAATTTATACATTTCATTTTGTCGTTTTACTATTTATACTTCTTTTATGCGAATATCATTGATGTCATTCTTGATTTCAGCGAGGGCTTTGCTGATTTCCGCCATTTTTTCACCGTAGTTGGTAAGTAGTTCCTGATAATGGTCTTCGCGGGATTTGTTCTCATCCATAATGCGGTTGATGTACTTATAGACGAACCAGCCGAGAAAGACCACACACGCGATTGGAAAACCAAGGGTTTGAATGATTTGTAGCACATTTTCCATAGTTATATCCTCTCCCATCCATTTGCTGTTCCATAATAGGGCTGAACCCGCACCCAAGCAGAACCGTCGTAGTAATAGACTTCACACTTCTCCCAAGTGGAGCCGTTATAACGATAGACAACTCCGCCATCTTCATAGGTAATGCTGATTTGGGCGACGGAAATCTTCAAATAGTTATTGGAGTAATCGTGCCCGCTCATTTTGGTCTTTTCGCCGTTGTAGCAGACAAGGGCAGAATTACCCGCTTCAAAGTAGACTTTTAGATTGTTGAAGACTTCACCTTCCGTCAAATCATAGGTTTGGATGTTGTCGTAGTAGTTGCCGGACAGGGTTCCCAAATTGTCGCCTACATAGGCAGAACCCCTTACAGAGGTATTTGCCGTTTGATAGTTTGATTTATGGAGCGTAAGAACCTTGGTTCCTCCCTGTCCTGATGCGTCGGCTTTGAAGGCAAGACCAATAGACTTGATGGTCTTGCCCTTTACTGCGTCGCCCAGTCCTTCAAAAACCATAAAGCCCACACGACTGTTGCTTGCGGTCATAGTGCCGGAAGAGTAGGCTCCCTGTGATGCTGAACCGCTCGTCCAATTGGTAGAATTGTATTGGGCGTAGCCGAGGGTTGCGTTCCCCTGATATATTGCCATATATATCTACCCCCTTACGCCATTGGTTTGAGCCAAATCCTGCCAACTTCCGCAGTTGGCTGTGTAGAGGAATAGACTATACCAAGGTTAGTAAGTGCTCCCGATGCGGTTGTGCTCCCTGTGCCTCCAGAAGAAATTGGCAAAGCAGTAGCTAAAGCAAGACTTCCGCAGGATAGTTTGCCATCGTTGCCGAAGTTGAACGTAGAGTAGGCCGATGCGGAAGAATATACGCGTAAGTAAGCACTTGAATAACCGCCCGTAGTAGTATTCATATAGAGCATTCCTAAAGGTGCCCCACTCGCATTCTGTAGCATAACTTGCGGATTAGTATTTGTCTGTGAAACAAATTGAGAGCCATAGCAGGTTCCGAATGCTCGGAAATTGCCGTTGGAAGCGAAAGTGAAGGTGTTGTAATTGGTTGTATCGGTATAAACCTGTAAGTTTACGTTTGAATAGTCTCCGGTAGAGGTATTCATATATAGTTTTCCGAGATTCTTCCCTACTTCGCTTTGGAAAGTAATTGAAGGAAAAGAGTTGGCTTGTGTACAAAAGGTTCCTTTGCTGTAAATATTGCTGTTTACTGTCAGCTTTCCTGTGATGGTTCCACCTGACGTAGGCAAGTAGTTATTGAGCTGGCTTTGAATAGCGGTTGCTGAATAGGTGAACTTACGCTCATCTGTAATGGTTGTGGTGCTTCCATTCTTGACTAAAACAGAGCAGATTGGAAGCTGATTGGCATTCAGTGTTGGCTTTGTTGGGGTTGAGGTGCTGGCTGTGCCCGCGATAACATTCAGCCCAATGACGCGGTTTTCTTCATCCATTTCAAGGACAATGCGGTCATAGCGGTTTTGTCCTGTGCTGGTTGGCGTAAGGCTGAACTGCGTGGCAGTTGTATTGTAGGCATATCTTCCTTCTATATAGGCTTCGCCCGAAGCGATGGTAATGACAAGCCCATTTGCCGTAGGAGCAAACTCATTCAGGGCATTCTTGGAAATGCCGTTGCCGGTAATACCCTTGATGTACTGGCTCCATTCTGCGGAGGTATATTCATAGATGTCTCCATCGCTGGCGGTATAGTCAAACAGACCATAGAACTCACAATTCTTCATAATTATCTCACTCCTTATTCATTAGAGTAGCTGTATTGTTCTCCATACGTTTGAGCTTGTTGGAAAGCGTGTTGGCATCATACCCAAACTCATAGGATAAGCTGAACTCGTTATTCTCATAGACTTCTGTGATGCCAGTCAACCGGAAATCAAGCCCAACCTCCACCAGAGTTCCAATATCGCCCAAATCGTAGTTGGTGCGATAGGCTTTTGCCAGCACATTATAGGGTTCAATAGAGAGCGTGTTTTCCGTTCCGTATTCGGCAAGCTTTTCCTTCCCCCTTTGTGGGAGAAGGGTTGCGTCCTCAACGTCGCGGGCATCTACATAGAGTTCTGTGCGGTTCCAGCCCTTCACGCCATCATTGACATAGATAACCGACCGTCCTACGCCTTCGCCTTGCCCCGCGACAAGAGCATTATTGTAGCCGTGATAGGTTCTTTCCAGTTGCCCGCCCGCGTCTTCGTTCGTAATCAGGAACATACTGTTGCTGGTCTGCTTTATGGTTCTGTCCTTTCCGTGATAGATGCTCCACTGAATGGCGTTTCCCACAACATCCGCCCGCCAACCAATCTCATAGGTTTGAGCGATTTCCATTATCTCGTTCGCCACTGTGCCGAACCGCCCATCATAGGTAATAAGCTCGCTGGTAATGCTGTCGCGTTGAATGGTTCCCGCAATTGTGCGGTCGCTTCCCGCGTTGGTGATTTGCGTTTCCAGTATCTTTTCTATCACTTCTTCGGGCGAAAGTCTGTAATGTAAATAGGCTTGTCCTGTTGGAGGATAAACAATTCTCTTCTGTGCGATGCCCTTCAATTCTACTCCGCTGAATGTGTAGGTTTCGTTCCTGACTTCTACTTCGCCGGTGAGTAAGCCCGCACATCCTTCGCCCGCACTGATAATATCGCAAGCCCGCAGATAGACAACATTCTTACTAAACGCACTGATGGTAAGGCTCCACGAACCAATAGAGGAATAGGAGCGTTCAAAGGTGAAGCTCTCATAATCGTCCACTACGCCGACTAACTTCAATCCATTCTCTGTGTATTGGAAGCATCTGATCTCCATTCATTACACCCCCACATACCAGTTTCGCCAATACAGGCAAACTTCGGGAGAACCACTGCTTGCGGAGAAGGATATGGTGTTCTTTCCGGTTGGCAAAGAGAAAAACGAACTTTCTAAATTGATAAGGTGATAGGCACTTTCCTTCGTGCCGTCCGCTTTGTTGAGTACTACATTTTTGTTGCCATAGTCCGTGGTAATTACCATTGTTTCGCCCGCCGAAAGACTTGTGTTGACTTCTATGAACTCGCCGGTAGTCTGTAATAGAAGTCGCGGTTTGCCCGCACTGCCGGAAAACTCTGCCCGAATAGGAGAGGGAACATCGCCCGCCACTTGAATAGACGCGGACGAACCTCTTGTCGCAAACCGCACGGTATCATTGAATTTGATGGGGAAGGTCAGCCCGCCAATAAAGTCATTCAGCATAACGGCACTTTCTGCGTTGTCAAACCAGAAAGGATTGTGGGCGGTCAACTCAATATTCATCATTATCATCAATCCCATTCTATCTACGGGAGTTGGAACGACGGTAGGCAGGCACTTGATGGACTTGCTGATATAATTGTTGGTGTAGGTCAATGTCCCTTCGCCGAGAAGCGGGTTGAATATCTTGGCAAGCTCTCTTCTCTTTTGATATATTCCTTCTATATTGTTGGCTCTCAACAGGAAGTTGAGATTGATATGTCTTACTCCATAACTAACGCTGGACAGGGTATAACCATTTTGATTATACCCCTTTACCGTAATGGGTTCTATGTCGGAAACGGTCAATCCATCATAACTGTCAATCAGGTAATCGCCCCTGTAATCTATGGTTATGGAGTTGCCGAGTGGACTGGTATAAACAAACTGTTCCATCAGGCAAACACCTCCGCGAGTTGCTTATTCATTTTTCTGATTTGCTGTTGCTGTTCGTAGGGAGAAAGAGTTCGTGAAGTGAAGTTGTTGATCTGATTGATGGTCGTATTGCCTTGGCGGGCAATATTGGTTGTATTGGCAGGCGAAACCTTGTAGTCTGCGTTGATAACGCCTGTGCCCGCGGAGATAATGGAGCTCATATTCTTCTTGGTAGACTTCAAGAGCGAAGGCATATAATCGTCCATACCAACCTCAATGCCTTCCATAAAGGGTTCGCCAATGAGTTTTCTGGTTTTGCGGGATGGAGAGTGAATATCAGCTTCTTTCTGTGCTTCGTTTACTGCTTGCCTGATAACCTGTCTCGCCTTTTCCGCAATACGGTCAAGCCATCCATCCAATCCATTGTAAATGCCTTCCCCCATATTACTGCCTACGCTGTTGCCTGCGTCGTTCGCAGTAGGAGCAAGTCCGACAACATCGTTCATACATACTCGGTTCAGTTCAACGACATTGGTACAATTCTGTTCTACCATTGCTTCTGCCGTTTCACAATAGCCCTGTAAACCGAGAACGCGGTCTACCTGTGCTTCGCCTTCTGTATTCCCAATTTCCTGTTGCTGTGCTTTCATGGCAAGCAATTCTTGGGTGTTATATCCGCTTGTAATGCTGGATAGGTCAGTAAACAACTGTGTTTCTGCGTCTTTTCTCACCTGATTGGCTTCATCTGTAATCGCCTGTTTATCGGCTTCCTGTGTTCTCATCATTTCGGCCAGTTGGAAGCCAAGCTGATATGCGTCATCATGTATTTGAGACGCATATGTTGCTAATAGTTGTTCTGTTCCGCCGTAGAAATCTACTACGGTTTGTAGCCCCTGTGCGGAGAACTGTCCCATTTGTTCCATTGCCAATCCAACATTTTGTCCGTTCTCATTCAGGAAAACAGTAAATTGAGAAAGGGCTAATTGCTGTTCGCCTATCTTGACAATGTTCTCGTCAACAGATTGACGTCCCTCCGCTTCTTTGGCGTTGGCATCCTCTATCGCGGAATTGTAGGTATCATACGCACCGACAACCTTATTCTCCATATCGTCGCCGATTTGCGTCAAGCCCTGATTGAGAAGTGCCGTATCGCCCGTCATTGCTTCGGTGCTGTCCGCACTTGTATCCATCGCTTCTTGAATGCGTCCGCTCGCTTGAGCTACCGCTTCCGCTCCCGTGGCGGTTTCGGTGATTACTGGATTTATTTGAGCCATAGCATCGTAGAAGTCCTGCCACGCTTGCGTATCATTGGATGGGTCGCCGTCATTCAATACCTGTGTCAGTTTGGTATAAGCCTCGCTGTTTGCGTCCAGATTAGCGGTCAATGCCTGACATTGACTATTTACCGCACGTAAACCCGCATCCCTTTCTTCAATGGAAATCAATCCGGCATTGTATGCTTGAAGAATGCTGATTGCCTGTGAAGCGGAAAGAGTAATGATGTAGTTCTTCTCTTTTTCCAGCATTGCGTCAAAGGCTTTGCCAAGTTCTTCCATTTCTCCAACCCAGTTTTGCGTCTGCCCGATTGCGGTTCCAAGTGCCGTCAGTACACCGCCTTCTCCATCAAGGTTAGATACAGAGAAAGAATACTCTATATTTGTATCTATGCCCGCAATCTCCGCACACTTCTCATAAAGGGTTTCCGCCTGCGTCTGTGCGTCGCCCGTTTCAAACTCGGCTCGTGGCTGGATAACCTTATCATTATAGGCTTCCAAGGCGGTCAGACTTTCATTCAGCTTATCTGCTTCTTCAATCGCGTCGTCGGCTTGTCCGGCAAAGTTGGCAATCGCCACGCCCAGTGCGGTCAAAGCACCAATCACTATTGTAATCGTCGCTACAACCGGATTTGCGAACAGTAGCGTCATCGCTCCTTGAAGCTTCCCTATAATAGAAATGATACCGCCTATTCCGCCGATTAGTGCGGGAACAATCGCAATAATCTCGCCCACGGTAATGATAACTCGCTTTGCCGTATCGCTCAAACTGCGGAACCAAGATACCACATTATTCAGCGAAGAAACAATACTTGTAATAGCAGGTTCCAACAGCTTGCCAAAGGAAGCTCCAAGTTCCTTGATGTTCTGTCCTAACTTTCTCGTCTGGTTTGCCAAACTATCGCCGGTTCGCACAAAGTCGCCCTGTGCGTTCGCCGTCATAGACATTACATATTGATAGCGAAGCATAACCTTCTCGGCTTGGGTCATATTCTTATAGGTAGTAGACAAACCTTGGTTCATTGCGAATGCTTCAAGGTTGGCTTCCGTCATTACAATACCCATTGCCTTCAAGCTTTCTGTTTCGCCGGTATAGATGGCTTGAAGGGCTACGTTCGCCCGCTCAATGCTGATGTTCTTGAAAGAAGCCATATCCGCTCCCAGTTGAACCAAGCTCATTGACATTTCGCTTGCCTGTGCGGTTGTAAGCCCCATTGATGTGCCAAGGTCGCCATAGGTAGAAGCCATATTTAGAGCGGTTTCCTGTGCCAGTCCCATATTTTCTACCGCGGTTTCGCTCCACTTGATAACCGCATCGCTCATCCCGCCGAATACGACTTCTGTTTTGCCGAGTGTTTCTGTAAGGTCGCTGGCAAGCTTTACGCAGGCGGTTCCAATCGCCGTAAGCGGTACGGTAATTGCCTTTGTAAGTTTACCGCCCACGTCGCTCATTGTTTTGCCGGCTTCTTTCCAGCTATTCTCTACTTTTTTCTTCTGCTCTTCCGCAACTCTGCCTGTTTCTTCTATTTTTTGTTTGGCTTCTCCGTTTTCAACCTGAACTTTGACTTTCAGGGTTGCTAAATCTAAATTAGCCATTAGATACCACCTCTTGATGCTTGAAAATCTCGCAAGGCACTAAAATCCATTTCAGTGGTATTTAGTCGCTTACACTTCTCCAAATATTCCCTTCCTTCCTGTGTAGAATTGAGTTCGTCCATATAATCGTTCTTCACCATCAAGAGAAAAACATCACACGGCAATTTCAATACTTCGTTATAATCCAGCCCGCTGTAATGAATGACGCGGTGGATAGAAGGCATCAGTTCTTCTCCATCGCTCGGATTCTCGCGGGCTTCGTCGGGCAAGGAAGGGATGGTTAGTTTGGGTCGCTCTGAATGCCGGTAATGAAGTTGCTGTATGCGTCAATGATTGCGGTTTTCATTCTCATCGGCATTTCCTCCACCATTTTTTCTTCAAAGACAATACCTGCGTCGTTGCTATTCAGAATCGCGAGAACCAGAGCGTTGAATGAACTCATAATCTTTTCCGGTTCGCTGTTTTCGTTGATGTTGCGTAGCTGTAGCACGCGAATAACCATCATCTGTGTTGGCTTCATAATGTGAATGAGCTTGCCGTCCGGCATAGTAATGTCTAATGTTTCTTCCTTGAATACTGAAAGGTCTAAAATCTTACCCATATTCTCCATCTCCTATAAAAATAAGGGAGCTACAATCGTAGCCCCCTTTTATATTATGCGGTTTGTAGGTCTTCTTCAATAATTACAAGAGTTCCGTTGTCATCGTGTCCAATGGCTTTGAACTCTGCGTCTACGACGGTTTCCTTGTCCGCGGTGAAGGCAAGAGACAGCCCCGCTTCGTTGGTTCCTACGATGCCTACGCGGATGTCCTTGCCATCGCTCTTGGTATGAACGAAGACAACAGCGAATTGTTCCATTTCGCGGGCACCATTACCGCCAAGTTTGAGAGTGTTCTTCGCGGTCGTAGTGGTATAATTCTTATTGCCGATAATCTTGTTGAGTGCTTCAAGGTTCCAAGTAAGAATACCGCTTTTTAGAGTGGCTTCTTCGCTGGTGATGAAACGCTTATAGACTTGGCATAGGTCATCCTTTACTTCATAGGTAGAAGGCTTATATTCCAAAGACGCTCCACCCTGAATTAGACCAACCTGATTGCCCGCGACCGCAATGGTAGAAAGGTCAAAAGTTTCATCGGTTAGTTTCGCAATATAGAGTTTGCCGGAACCTAATACAATATCCTTTGTCATTGATATACACCTCGTTTTAGTATGTCAAAGTAGAGAATGCGGTGCTGTTTCATTCTATCGTTATCATAGAGCGTTCCACCGCCGTTGAGTTCTACCTGTAAAATGTCGTTTGTCAATGGGTTGTCCCCAAGGGTTAGAATAAGATATTTGATGCGTTCTTCAATCTGTGCGGTTTTTGATACTGTGCCCGCAATGATGGTAATTTGTAATCGGCACTGTTCTGTAATTTTGTCGCTCAACGTAGTATGAAAGGAATAAAGCACGCAGTCGCCCAGATAGTCGGTATGTGTTGGGTAAATATGGCTTCCTACTAACTTCTTGAGTTCCTCATCTTCTAACATAACCTGTATCAGTTCAAGCATTTCCTCAACACCTCCGTAAAGTAATCTAATATGTGCGGTTGAACCGCGTCGCGGGCTTCTTCCAGAAAGGGAGTTGGTTTTGTTCCGCTTGTGCGAACGTAGGTTTGCTTCGCTTCGTCAAAATAGAACCACGGAACATCCTTGCGACCGTTGCCCTCGCGGGCGTAAATACCGGTTCCCTGATGGACGTAGGGAGCATATTCAAGCGTGGTTCCCACATAACCGACAATATCATTTCCATCTTTGCCGACTTCAGTAGTAATGGAGCTTCGCAATGCTCCCGTATTGACAGGACAGCGTTCCTTCGCTTCCGCTTCTATCGCAAGTCCGGCATTCAGGACGGCGTTTTCAAACTGTTCGGGCATCTTTTCTACCAGAGTATTCAACGCCTGCTGTAATTCTCTATCGTCCCATTCAATATTCATTTTGCTATACTCTCTTCAGTGGATAGCATCAGTTGGTTCATTCGGCGTGTAGGAATTACATAGGTAATAAGGTAGGTTTGCCCGCCCGCGGTAATTTTGTCGCCTTCGCAGGGTCGCTTGTCTTTGGTAAGTGCGGTATGCGTCGCCCGCACGGAGAGAACCTCATTCATAACCTCCATCGCCCCAGTGGCAACAGAAATTGCGATTTCTATTGGTTCTCTATCTTCCGTCCAAGAAACAATCTGTTCGTTGTATGCGTCCGTTTCTACCATTCTCCGCAAAAGCTTCCCTTTTTCCATTCTCCGCATCATAGCATCTTCACCCTGCGATAGCGGTTGAGTGCCTTTATCAGTTGCGGTGAATAGTTCGCGTATTCTTCGCTGGCTCCGCTGTAAGATTGAGATTGTAGTCCCTCTGTGCCGAGAAGGTTATACTTCACAACCGCCATTTCTATAATAACATTATTGGCGGTTTCGGGAACTTCATCACGGTTGGTGTATTGAAGAAACTCATCTCTCGCCTGCTCCAAGAGCAGTTCAATCAAGCTGTCCTTGCCTGTATCATCTATTTCTAACCCGAGTAATAGCTTTGTTTTCTCAAATTGATTCATCCTCAATTCCCCCTTTTAGAGGGAAGGGAAGGTCAAGTCCCTTCCCTTGAATTAGGCAGTCGCCTCAACAATCTTACGTGCCTTGGTTGCGTCGGTTAGTGCGACAACATAATAGGTGCGTAGGTAGACGGAGTTTTGACGCTTATCTGCGTTGCGGTCTTGCTCTACCTCTACGTCCTGCTTCATAAAGCAGGTGATAGCTTCCTTCGTCATCAGGTAAGCACAATTCTTGGTTTTGAGTGCCTTGGAGACGATAACAGGAATGCCCGCAATCGTGCCGACCATACCGTTATAAACAACTTCGCCCATTTGAGCGTTCTTGTAGTCCGCGTCCTTGCGGATGTTGGCTTTCCATTCCGGAGAGATAATGAGGAAGAGCTGGCTTTCATCCTCAACATTCATATCGCCGATAGCATCCGCGATAACGGAATAGGAAATCGTGCTGTTCTTCGCAAACTCGGTCTTGCCGACAAGTTCCTTTGGATTGGAAGTTGCTCCATCAGTGGTCGCAAGAGCGGTATAGAAGTCGGCGGTTAGCTTGTTCGCCATAACTTGGGTCGCACCATCGCTCATATAGCCGACAATCTTATCATCCTTCATAGCGTCCTCATCATAGTAATCAAACGCCTGTTGAAGGGCGAGAACGGTATAATCCTTGCCTACATAGGAGATTGAGCCACGCTTATTGGTGGTGTTGCCTACGCCAACCGCGAGTGCTTCCGCTTCGCCGGAATAGGTATAAGTGTTGATGGTTTTCTTCATACCCGCGGTTTCCGCAAGAGAAGTGTCAATTGTCATTAGAGAGCGGGCATTGACTTTGGTAGTAAGTAGTTCGGTTGCTTTATCAGCAATAACAGCATTGCTATATACGACGTTCGCCATTATAATCACTCCATTAGTGTTTTAGTTTGTTATATAATTCAGGATTGTCCCTATATAGTTCGTTTCTCTCTGTAAGGGACATCTTTTTGAACTTTTCGCGGGAGAGTTCATCCGCACTGCCGGTTCCTACGGTAGGCTTGCCGGTCGCCAAACGACGCTTGACTTCTTCCGCGACGGCCTGCTTGAATAAGCGGTCAAGGGTATCAATGCGGGCTTGGCTTTCTTCAAGGTCTTCGCTGATTTGGATTAGGTCGGCAAACTCGGCAGACAACCCGCGAGAAGATAAAACGCTTTTGAGTTCGCTCTTGTTCTTCTCAATCTCGTATTGTGCCAGTTTTTCGGTAAGTTCCTGAATACGCATATCCTTTTCAGCGGTCGCTCGTTCCTGCTCGTCCAGTTTGGATAGAGACAGCTTCTTCTCATAATCCTTTGCCTGCTTTTTTAGAGCAGAAGAAACGCGTCTGTCGCTCTCTTTTTGTAGAAGCGACATAACCTCTTCTTCGGTATAGGTTTTCTTCTCTTCTTCCTGACCCTGCTCCGCAGTTTCAAGATTGATATTTTCTTCCATATGTTTATTCCTCCAAAAATAAAAGTAGTGTGCCGGAGCACACCCCTTTTTTTCAGTTGCGGAAAACCGCCCCTGTCAATGGCTATGTAATTTTAGATAGGCGAAATTATACGCTTTTTCCGCCGGGAATAACTCCGTGCTTTTTACATTTTTCGCACATAGCGAATAACTTGTCTCTGTCCTCTTCTTTGACTAAATCATCATCCCTGAATGCTCTCATTGCTATAAAATACATATCATAGCATTCGTCAGCATCTACTACTTTATGATAGTAGGGACAAACCCACTTTTTTACTTCCTCCATTTTTTCTTCACCTCTTTGAGTAGTCCAGTTATATTCTCATCAAACAAGGAAGCCGGAAAAGCTGTAGCTAAACCACCATTATCTAATACAACAGACGCACCATCATTAGACAGATACATGGTTTTATCTTCGCTTTGTTGAAAACATATAATTGCGGTATCTACATAATGCTGTGCGTCTTCAAGCGTTATTCCACGCTTCATTAGTTGTTTATCCGCGTGTGTTCCTCCGTGGGTAATTGTCGCCCTCTTTGGATTGATTGCCTTCCCGTATTTAGGGAAAGAAGCACTCAATTCCTCCAAGTCCTCTTCGCTAAACTGGATTATATCACGCTTTACGGGCGTAGTCAAATCAATGACAGGAGCATAGCAACATACGCAGTTGGGGTGGCGTGGCAAGGTTGGTTCCGTTCCTATATCAAATATCTTGCCGTCAAGCGAATGGCAATCACATTTGTCCGAGCAGGTTCCTCCGTGGAGATACTTCACCTGCCGAACGCCTGCCTGCTTGTAGGCATCCAGAGAAGCGGAGTTGTATATATGGCTGGTTTCCGTTCTTATCAGTCTGTCCGCCACGCGATAGGAAACTCCAAACTCATCTCGCAGTTGTTTCTTGATTTCAGTTGGATTTTTGCCGAGAACAATCATATCGCTGATGGATTTACTAACCTTCTCTGCCAGAGCATCGCGGTTTTGCCACACTCTCTCACTGTAAGACTTCCCGCTCCACGCTGAATTGAGTGCCCTCGCCCGCAAAGAAGAAGATAGCTGTTCTTTGCCCGCAAGAAAATCCGACAATGTAGTTTCAAGCGTTTCTTCGTAGGCTTTGGATAGAAGCTCATCCATCAATCCGATTTGTCCGTCCGCAAGTATATTGGCTTGCTTCTGTATGGCAGAACGCAATTTTAGATACTTGCCCGCCCGCCAAAGTTCGGTGCGGGTAGGCGTTATGCCGGTTGCCAAATCCAGCAAAAGGTCGTTCAGTTCAATTTCTATGGCTTTGAGTGCGTCCGCATAGAGCTTCTTTTCCCGCCGAGAATAGGTAGAAGCCAGCTTTTCCGCGTTCCGCTCATTCGCTCTGGCTCTCTCTTCCCAGTAGGTCATAGCCCTGTTCTGCTTCTTCCTGCTTGCGTAGTTTCTCGGCTTCATAGTCAATATCCATTGGCAATAGACTGATTTGAGTTTGTTCGCTCAAAAGATGTCCTACTTTGTTGAGAACGTCGGCAACCTCGGTCATATTTACTGGAATGTTGCGGGTAAAGACAACTTCAATTTCGCGATAGTCAAAGTCGGTTCCCATAAGGCTGAATAGCCGACATAGCAGTTCCAGACGGCGTTGAATGCCCTTTTTGAAGGAGGCTTCCTTCTTTGCGGTGCTGTTTTCCAAGCCCATCAGTTTATATTTCATCGCTACTCCACTTGCGTTTGAAGCAAAATCCTTATCAGTGAGAGAAGGACAGCAGGAAAACTTGTGAATATCTTCGTTCAACCGCACCTTCAAGTTCTCAATGTAGCCGTCGTTGATAGACTTGGTAAGCCATTCCGCTTTCGCGTCGCCATCCATTAGAATGACGCGGTTTTCCTTCATTTGGGAGATGTCCTCGGCTTCGGTTCCCATCATACCGTAAAGGCAGAGATAAGCGTCTACAAAGTATTCAAGGTCGTTCAGGTTGTCGCTGACTACCTTATCGTAGGCATCAATCAGAGAAATCACAAGCTCAAAATCGCCGATTTGCTCTTCGTTGTTTTTGTAGACAACAATGGGAACCTCTCCAAATGAATGCGGTCTTTGCTCTATCAATCCCATTGCTCCAATCTCTTTGCGATAAAGGCGAAAGTCGGTTCGGCTATAAACTTCTATGTAAGTAATGGTATTGCCGTTCATAATGTCCGTATCTGTATAGAAGCGAATAAAGTAGAGAAGCTCTTCTTCAATCGTGTTGTCATAGATGGGAATACACTTTGTAGGTTCCAGTCTCTTGAAACGGCATTCGCCATCTTCATCAATATAGAGCAGTTCATAAGCTTCTCCGCAGATGGAAGCATCCTTCGCAAGCTCCGTATTTTCCGCACTTTCATCATTGTAGTTGTTGATTTGCTTGACTTTATCCAATAGTTCGCGGTTTACAGAGCGATAGGCAATAGGTTCGCCCATAAAGTAGCCCGTCATTGTATCGGTAATATAGTGGGCGTAGGGATTGACAATTTTGTTGTTGGGTTTGGAAGGGTCGTTCAGCGTGCGTTTTTGAATATCCTGCTTTCCCTTATAGTAGGCATAGAGCTTTTCACGGCGACTTTCTTCCGCGTGGTTCTTTTCCAAGTATTTTTCTATCATAAATGGAGTTAGTTCGGTCGTGGGGTGTAGTCTATACACTGGTATCACCTCGTTATAGTCCTAATCCTAATTTGCTTATGGTTTGTATTTTCTGTTTTTTCTCCTGTGCCTGAATGGAGTAGCGAAGAGCGTCCAGAGCGTGGTTGTAGCAGTCCTGCGGTTCATTCACATATTCGTTGGTGGCTTTGTCCTTTTTCCACGAATAGTTCTCCAATTCAACAATAAGGTTCCGGCAAGCGGGATTGACAATCAGTTGGTATTGTTGAAGCTTCTGGATGCCTTGGAGAATGGAACCCTGCCCCTTTGTTGCGGGACGAATGCGGGACACGCCTGCCCGCTTGATTTCCTCAATGCTTTTCTGCTCCGCACTATCGGCGATAATGACTTCCTTTTGTAGGTTCTTGTATTGAATGAGGTCGGCAATCTCGTTATTCAACATACCGACTTTGTAATACTCATCTTCTATGTAGATGCGTTTGTTCTCTTCGTCCAGATAGGAAACAACCAGAGCAGAAGGGTCGTTGATATAGCCAAAGTCCAAACCGATCAGGATTTGTCCGCAAGTGTTGTCCTCCGCGGTTTTTGTCCGCCAGTTTGTGTAGATAAGGCGGTCAAGAGAACAAAACTCGCCCAAGGCATAGATGCGATAGTAAGTGGGGTTGGTTTGTTCCATCGCTTCCAGAGAAGCCACATATTCCGCGGGCAAAAAGTGATTGTCGCGATAAGTAGTTTTCAATATAAAAGTACCTGCCGGGAGTTCACCCGCGAACCAGTAGCGGAAGCACCAGTTCGTTTTGCTGACAGGATTGAAGGACAGAAGAAACTGTAAATGCGGTTGTTTTGCCCGCAAACGCAAGTCCAGTTGGGTGAAATCGTCCTGTGTTAGTTCGGTCGCTTCCTCTACCCAGATGTCTGTTATCGCAGTAATGGACTTGATTTTCTCGCTGTCATCCAATCCTTTGAAGAGAATAATGGAGCCGTTCGGCAGTTCAATCGTAAAGGTGGTGCGGTTGACAGAGCAGTAGGGGGTCAGGTTGAATTGGGCGAGAATATCAAGAAACAGTTGAAAAACGCTGTCCTTGATGGTGCGTCCTACCTTGCGAATAACCAGAAGTTTGCGTTTTTCTGCCAGACATTTCAAAAGAAGTTTCTGCGTGATAAAGTGAGACTTGCCCGAACCTGCCCCGCCGTAGTAAACTTCATAGCGATTTGAGTAGGAAAAGAGATAAGGATAGTAGGTATCATTGAAGATTGATTTTTTTAAGTTGAGCTGTAAGTTCATTTAATAACCGTCTTCTCTCTTTCAATGTCGCTATGTATTCGTTGGTAATTAGAATAAGCAATTCATATTCTTTATTTTTTAGCCTAAACATTGCTATCTTCCTCCTCTACATTGATAGTTATGGTAGTTGCGGTGCTTGCTTCTACCTTTGTTTTGCCGTTGTAGTCCAGTCCATCCAGCACATATTGGGTTGCTTTCCAATCTTCTTCGTTCAATTTGATTTCCAGCACTTCCAGTGCCTTGGCTTCAAGGGCTTCAAAGCGGGCACGGCAACGTTTGCGGTATTCCGCCATATATTCGGGCATTTGGCGGTATCGCCAGAATTGCGTGGTGCTGATGCCGGCCTTTTCCGCCACCTCTTCCAGAGAAAGAAGAGGATTAGATAGCCAGACTTCCAAAGAATGCTCCATATTGTTTTCCATTCCCACGTTTGTAGAACCATAATTACCCATTGCGTCTCGCCCCCATACTTTCGCGGATTTGTTTGATCGCGTGAAGAAAGTTATGTATCTCTATTTGCGGATTGTCGCACTTGAATTGCCGAATGGCGGTTGCTACGCCCGCACACTGCGGGAAAACCATATAATAGGTTTGACTTTCCTCGTCCAGAAGTAGCTCTGGAAGCAGATTAGTAGTTGCCATTACATAGGCTCCAAGATTGATTGAGTAGATGCGTTTAGTCGTATTCATATTTCAGTCCTCCGTGTTTATTGACAAGTTCCATAACAAAGTAACCGAACAATTCTTGTCGGCTCCGTCCGGTATTGCCTCATATTCGTGTATTAGTTCTTCAAACTCCATCATAGAAACTCCCCCTCCATTTCGTTGAACCAGTTGAAAGTTCTATGTCTTATATTTCTCATATCCACAAGAATGATTTGTGCGGATTTGAGGTAATCGCCCTCATATTCATAGGTTTCGCGGTAGCGAACAGGATTGTTATTTACGTAATCCCGCAAATCTTTGGCGAGATAGCAATGAAGCAATTCATTTTTGGCATCAAAAAAGCAGATGTAAGTATCATCTGCCATTGTCTTGAACCATCCCTTTTTCCGCTTTTCCACATTCGTGATTGCTTCTAAACAAAGGTTCTTGGTTTCCCACATACGATTATCTGTCTTTACTTCCAAATGAAGTTCTTTGCCGTCTTTGCGGGCGATAAGGTCGTAGCCAAGTTCATATTGGTTGGATACATCTTCTACTTCATAGCCCGCGGAAGAAGCCAATTTCGCGGTAAATCGTTCTCCTAATTTGCCGATTTGCTTCTTTGTCGCAAATGTTCTTCTATCATATTCCATCGTTCATTCCTCCCTTCATATGTGCGGTTTTCTCCGCTCATAAGGGAGGTAGTTGGCATATAGAATATTTGTTTGCTTTTTTCGCGGGAATAGCATTTTTCTCCCGTGCGAAGCAATCCCTTCCTCCCCGCGAGGGGAGGAGGGTGTTGCGAGCGTTAGCGAGCAACGCCCCGGTGGGGTGGAAGGTTCATTCCTGCCCTATTCTTACCTCTTTCGCCCTCTGTTCGTTTTTGGTATGCTTTGACGGGAAAATATTTATATTATTTTATTATTATCTTATATTATCTATATTATTTCTCTATCAAGTTTTAATACCGTGGAGTCCAAGTTTTGATACCATTCATTCCAAGTTTTCATACCATTTTTCCAAGTTTTCATATAAAAAAACAGGAATGGAGATACCGATTTTTGAAATAGTCTTTTTTAGTAATGTGGTTTCTATACAAATGAAATGTCGCAATTTCCGCCGGGAGATAAAAATCTAACTTTTTCCCGCGGATAAAGGGAAGGTTTATGCCTTCCCCGCGAAAAACTCATATACTTTCTCTTTTACGATTATCAGATAGCCGGACGCAACTAATTCTTCTATAGCTTTGTAATATTGTGTTCTGCCAATTCCTATTTTCTCTTTCAGCAAATTAGGCGTGATATAGCTTTCTCTTGTATCATTGAGATAGAACCAGATGCCAAAGGCACACTTGTTTAGTCCTTTGAACGCTTCATATATGTTTCCTTCTCCATTGTCTCTATATAGAATAGTCATTCTACATTCCCCCTTGTCTGTGCGTAAAAAGTATAGTGATTGCTACTTGTTTCTACCAAGTAGCCCTTCTCAATCAGTTCCTTTACCGCCGAATAGTAAGAGCTTTTGCTAATTCCGCTTTCTTCGCAAAATGCCTTTTCACTCAATTCAAACTGGTAGCCCTGCTTATTGCCGTAAAAATACATCCATAGCCCGATGCTCTTGTGAGTCAGGTTCCTGTATGCTTCAAAATAAACATCCTTGAATACGCAAATATAATCGTTATCGCCTTTCTTGGGTGCGTTCTTATTTCCTATGCGAATTGTCTTTTGATTTGGACTTGACATTTTCCATTCCCCCTTTCTTCTAAAAAATCATACCGCAATTTGCTGATAAAGTCCAACATCCACTGTTCGTTTACCGAACTCCGCCTCCAAAAAAAT